TCGCCCATCGTCCCCTCAAGCGCGGGCGAATTGCGGAAGTCGTCGGCACCGGGCTCCTTGCTCATGCCCGCCTTCCAAACCACGGGGGCGATGTTGAGGAACGGTCCCGACTGCTTGGGATAGCGCACGGGCCACTTCACGTCCCCGAGCCTCTGTTCTCGGAACGCCTTGTGCGCCTGATCGACAGTCTGCCCGCCCGCGAACGCCAGCACGGGCGTCAGGTCCGCGAGGTCGGCGCGAAGCCGCGCCGCGTCCTCGGGCGAGCCGATGCGGACCTCGTAGTCCGCCACGGTTAGTCCTCCTCGGACGAGCGGGTGGGCGGGAACCCCGGCTGCGTGTCCGCGAACCGGGTGGGGTCGAAGGTCGGACGCGCGTTCGGCATCGGCACGGGCGGGAGCCCCGGGGCGACCACCGGAGAGACGCGGGCGCGGCTCGTCGTCTTCGCGAACTCGGCGCAGCGGTCCCGCCACGCGGCGAGGCGGTTCTGATCCGCGTCCTGCCCACGGTTCGCCTCAAGGAACGCGAGGACGCCGTCGATGCCGAGCCGGATATGCCGGGCGTCGGTCGAGTCGAAGTCCACCATTGCGTAGGTTTTGAAGTCCGCCTCGGTGTCCGTGACGGCGTATTCGAGGATCGTCGTGTTCACGGTCGTCGCGCTGTCCGAGTTGATGTTCGTCAACTGGATCAACCGCGTCTCCGGGATGCGAGCCTGGACCGCCGTTGCGAGTGTGGACATGGCTTAGGTCGGGTCCGCCCAGACGGGCGATCCCGTCGTGGAGGGGAAGTAGAACCCGCCCTGCCCCGCGTTCGTGGACCGAGCGAGCCACGTTTGGATGATCCCCGACGTGCCGCCCGTGTCCGTCGCCGCGAACGAGTCGCCGCGCAGGAACGGCGTCGCGCCGGAAGCGATGGCGACCCACGTCCCCTCGATGTTCGTGTAGGGGGCGATGATGAGGTCGTCGATGAGGAGGGTTCCCGTCGTGCGCGAGTCGAGCGTGACGACGATCCCGCCCGTCATCGGGTTCGTGTCCCAACGGCGAAGCCAGGAGTCGTAGTCGAGCGGGAACTTCAGCGTCGTCCAGCCGGACTGAGCCGACAGCGCCACCGTGGCCGACTTGCCGCCGACCGCGATCGTGAGGTTTCCGTCGCACGACGACTCGCGCTTGAACGCGATCTGCACGAACATCGGAACGGCGGGGTTCCATTGGATGCCGCCGCGCGAGTTCCACGTCTGCGTCGCCGTGTTGTTCGCCGTGAACCGAAGCGACTGCGAAGTCTGCCCCGTCGATAGCTTCGACTTGTAAACGTCCGACGTGACGAGGGCGGCGCTCGCGGGCGTACCGATCGTCCAGCCGGGAAGGTCGCTCGTCGTCGTCCCGCCTTCGAACCCGCCGTTCGTCACGAACTGCGTCTGCGACTCGGCGGAAAGCGCGGTGATCCCGGGGATGGTGATGCCCGAGCCCGTGATGTCGAAGCGGTCGATGCCCGCCGCGCTGCCCCGGTACTCGAAAGTCTCGGCGTTGAGCGTGCCGCCGGAGTTCGCGTCGTTCGTACAGACGATCGTCATCGCCTGCGCGACGAACTGCGCCTCGATGTTGTAGTTGTAGGCGTCCTTGGTCAGCCGCGTCGCGGTGCCCGTCCCGGTGCCCGTCAGCGCGAACGAGCCAAATGTGAAGTTTCGGGACTGGACCGTCACGGGCGTTCCCGTCGTGGCGAACGTCTCGTAAAGGCGCGTCAGGACCGCCGCCACGTTCAGGTCGGGGTAGAGCTTCACGCGCCCGTAAGTGACCCAGAGCGCGTTGAGGCAGGCGTTCACAGACGAGGGGGAAACCGTCCCGACGAGCGCCCCGCGAAGCTGCGCGAGCGCCGTCTGCGTCCCCGGCGTCGAGTCGTTCGGCGTCTCGTCGAGAACGTCGAGCTGCATCGTGACGAAGTTCGGCGTGTTCGAAATGCCGAAGTCTTCGATCTCGTCAAAAATCTTGATGACCTTCCCGATGACGGTGCGGAGGTCGCTTTCACTCGGCAGGGACATTGTGGTCCGTCTCCTCGGGGTTCAAGTCTTCGGCGCGGAGGACGCGGAGCCGGGGCAGCGAAGCCTCCGACGTGCGATCCTCCGCGCGAGCGATCGTCTCGCGCTCCGCCCGGGTGAACGTCAGGCGCATCGCAGCGCGAGTGCCCGTTCCGTTCCGCCCGGGGTAGGAGGTAATCGGCATGGTCGTTAGGACGAGATGCCGATTGCCTGCGAGTCGTCGATGAGAGCGTTGATGAGCCCGGCCTGCGTGATGTTGTTCGCGAGGATGCCCGCGAAGGCGTCCGCCGTGTCCATGTTCTGGATGCGGATGTAGAGGACGCCCGCGCCCTCCGAAAACGCCGTGACCGACGCCGCCTCAACCGAGATGGTTGCGTTGCTCGCGCCCGTGTTCGCCGCCGTGATCGCGGAGCCCGCGACGACGACTCCGAGCGGGGTGCAGTTCGCGGAAGTCAGCGCGACCTCGCCGCCCGTCACGTTGGTCGTCCCGATTTCGAGGTTCAGCGTCGCCGCCTTCGATCCCGTCGTGACGGGAACCGTGACCGCGAAGTCAGCCGAAAGCAGCTTGAACTTGTAGCCCGGCGTGTACGTCGTGAGAACGTCGCCAGCGCCCGTGATCGACGCGAGGTTGATCGGAAGCGCGATCGTCGAGATGCCGACGCCCGCCGCCGCCGCCGACTGCGCCGCGCCGCCCGTCGAGTCCGTCACCGGAGCCGTCGTCGTGCGGACCGCCGTGGAGTACGCCGTCTGGACGTAGGCGTCAGCCTCCGTGCCAGCCGCCGCGATGCGAGCGCCCGACGCGAGGTTCAACTGAGACTCGATCGTGATCGCCGTGTGCTTGACGGCGTAGGTGTTGACGGCCATGTTCTGCTCTCCTTGTGCGGCGGGTTACGCCATCGCTTCTGGTTCGTCGTCCATGATCTTGCGGACCTCGGGGGCGACTTCCTGCATATAGACGTGCTTCGCGAGCCACTCGTCACCGGGCTTCGCTCGGAAGCCGGGCGTGCGGATGTCCACCATCTCGCCGCGGAACTTCGTGTCCGTGCCGATGCGCCGGACGATCCGAACCGCCGCCGCCGCCTTGCAGGCATCGACCTGAGACTCGGTCAGAAAGACTCTCGCCCCACGGCGCTCCGGGTCCGTGGTCACCGCTCCGCCCGACACTCGCGGAAACGACACGCCCGCAAGCGTCACGTTCAGCATGGGGCAGGACTCGCGCGTCCCGACGAGGTACTCCGTCGTCTTCTCGGGCTCCGGGATCTGAATGCTCCCGGTGTCCATCTTGACCGCGCCGCGCTTCTTGCGAGCGGGCGTGGCGGGTTCGGCAACGGCGGAGGAGGTTGTCGGAGGGGCGTCGGTCTGCGGCATATCTGCCGTTCTGCGGGGTGTCCGCGTCATAGGGGTTGAGACAAGAGCGGCGGAGCGGGCCACGCGCCTCGCCCCGCCGCTGGGTCGTTCCGGTTGTTTAGGTGAGCGCGATTAGTTGTTGAGCTTGATCGACCCGAAGGTCAGGTTCGTGCCGTAGCCCTCGCGGCTATCCCACATCCAGCCGACCTCCTTGGTCAGCCGGGCGCGGTCCGAGTTCTCGGGAGCCTGCTGAAGCATCCGCACCGCCTGCCGCTTCTGCTGGAAGAACGGCTTCACCGGGCATCCCGCAAAGAACACATACCAATCGTTGTCCGTGATGCGCTGCGTCGGCAGGAGCGTGACCTGAAGGCCCGAGGCGAGGATCACGTTGCTCGGCGCGGCGGCGGCAACGTTCTCCGTCGCGGCGACGTTCTGGACGATCGAGAGGGAAGCGTTCCGCAGGAACGCCTCGCGGAACACCTTGTCGTTTGCCGCGTTGTATGTGCAGATGATCGGCTGCTGCACGATGTCGTCATCGAAGAGGGGCTGGGACTTCGTGTCCTTGAAGAGTCGAACCTGTTCCAGCGCGGAGAAGAAGTCCGCCTCGATCGCGCCGCTCGTCGCGACGCCGGAGCCCGTCAGAAGGTTGCCGCCCGTCGCGCCGAAGCGAGCCGCGCCCGTGCCGTCCGTGGCCGAGTACGGGGCCGCGCCGTCCGGCGCGTTCGGGATCGCCTGAAGGAGCGCCGCATCCGTCGCGCCCGTCATCATCTGGTAGAGGACTCGCTCCGGGAGCCCGCCCATGTTCGTGCCCGCGTCCATCGCGCGGCGCATGATCGACTTCGTCCGGTCGTCCTGAAGGTCGTTCTCGTGAACGAGGACGCCGACGTTCCAGTCGAGGTTGTAGACCGTGAAGCTCACGTCCTTGAACCCGGCGAAGTCACGGTCGTTGCCGCGATCCCAGCGCGTCGGGTACGGAGCCGACTCGAAGTACGGGTAGATCTCGTAGGAGCCATCGCTCGGGAGCGACAGATCCATCATCTGCCCGATCCGAGCGCCGAGCCCGAGGTACCGCTTGTCGTAGTTGCCGACGAACGTGGAGAGGACGCCGGGCGTGAGCGCGTTGTAGACGGCGACCGAAGAGGCTGCGGGCATTGTTTGGCTCCTGTGTTCAGGCGAGAGGTGCGAAGTTGTGAGGGAGAGCGAGGCGTTTGGGCTAGATGCCCGGGAGCGTCTCGTACTCCATGACGAGCGCGTACAAGCCCTCGTCGGTCGAGGTGCCTGTGGTGTTGACGGTGAACTCCACGTCGATCGCGTCGCCTTCGTGGAAGATGTTGGCACCCGTGACCGCCGTGCCGGACTTCTTGTCGCCCGCCGCGTCGGAGTGGAGGAGCGTGACGACGCCCCCGGTGACGTTCGTGCCGCCGATTTCGAGGTTCACCGAGATGTCCACGTCCGCGTCCGTCGTGTCCGCGAGGCAGCAAGCGTAGACCGAGAGGATGCGACCGTGGCAGGGGGCGAGCCAGCCCGTGACGACGTTGCCGGAGGCGGAGCGGTAGGGGCGGATCGTGGCGAGCGTCTCGGTGCGCTTCGTGCCGCCGCCGAGCGCCATGGCGACCTGCGTGACGAGGCCGAAGAGGATGATGTCGCAGGTCGTCGAGGTGCGGAACTGGACAACGATACCGACCGGGCTACCGTTCGGAGCCGACGGGCGCGTCAGCGTGAAGTCGTTGTCCGTCGAGGCGTACACCAGCTTGAAGTTGTCCGCGACGGTGCCCGCGAGGCCGGACACCTCGAGGTACTCGACGCGCTGATCCTCGATGCTGATCGAGGTCGCCACCGGGGGCGATGCGGCCGTGTCACCGAGGCGCGTGGCGCGGGAGTAGAGGCCCGCGACAAGCTGACCGACCGCTCCGCTGAACGGCTCCGTGCGACCGCGCGAGCCGGACGTGGCGTGCTGCGGCGTGCAGACGGCGGCGACGCCGCCGAGGTACGCGGTGTCCGCGTTGACGACCTGAACCTGCGTGCCGAGGATCGTCGCGGTCGTGCGGGGGGTGTCGGTGGAGAGAGCGGCCATGATCGGACTCCTGGGTCAGCGGTTGCGATTGAGTGCGTAGAGCGGGGAAGAAGCCGAGCCCTAGCGGGCGGCGGCTCCGGCGTGAGTGTGGAGCCAGTCCTCGATCGTCACGGGCGAGGAGGGGAGGGAGCGGCGATGCTCGATCCACTTCTCGGCGGCGACGGTCGCCTTCTCGTAGGTGCCGAGCGGCTTGCCCGCCGCGAACTTCGCGACGGCGTCGGAAACCGCCTTGTCCGCGACGGGCGAGCCGCCGCCGAAGTGGCGATCCGGGTCCGTCGAGAGCGGGTTGACCTCGAACGTCGAGACGAACGCGGCGAAGGCTTCCGGCGATCCGGCGTGCATCTTGGCGGCGAGGTCGCGGAAGTTCGTCGGGAGGACGATCTTCTTCGCCTTGAGCTTCGTCTCCGCCTCGGAGATGTCCTTCTCGCGCTTGGCGGCGGACTCGATCTCGGTCAGCTTCGACTCGGCGGCGGAGAGCTTAGCGGTGAGTTCGCCCACGGTCTTCTCGGCGGCGGCGAGCTTGGCGGAAAGTCCGTCACGCTCCGCAGTCATCGCGGCGAGCTTCGCGCCCGCCTTCGCGGCGAGGTTCTCGGTTTCGTTGTTCGCGGGCATCTCTTCGTCCTCCGGTTCGTCGTCGTCGTTCTCGGCAGCGGCTTCGGCGGACGGCTTCCCGCCCTCCGTCTCCGGGTCTTCGGTCTGGTACTCGGCTTCCTTCGCGGAGGCGTCGCCGTCCTTCGCGTCGGAGCCTTCCTCGTCGGCGGGGCGGTCGTTCACGGGCTGCGCCACCGCGTCCTTTTCCGCGTCCGCCTCGGCTTCGCCGCCGACCCCGAGCTTGCGCCCGAGTTGGACGAGGAAGCGGAGGATCGCGTCGAGCTTCGACGCCTCGGCGGCTTCGTGCGCCGCCGTCTCGCGGGGGTCCGTCTCGTCCCCGAACGCGGCGAGCTTGGCGGCGCAGAACCGACCGGGCATCGCGTCGTCGAGGAGCGTTCCCGCCATCAGCGGGAAGCGGAAGTGCGGCGCGTCGGCGGCGAGGAGCGCCAGCGCGTTCACGCGGGGCGACTTCCAATCGACCACCTCGACGGAGCGGGACGGCCATTCGCCGCGCTGAAGGCGGGCGTGCGTCGCCTCGTCAACCGCGATGAAGTCCGCGTAGAGCGTCGGCATCTGGCCGTCGTCGTATGCCTCCTCGGCAACGTGCGTCGGCAGCATGAAGCCGCAGGTGTACGGGACGCCGTCCGCGTGCGTCGGCTTGATCGGCGCGAGGTATCCGCGTGCCGCGTCGGCCTGCGCGGCGGTTAGCGCCGCCTCCAGCCACGCGCGGTCAACCGCTTTCGCGTTCCCGCGCTCGCCCGCCTTGAGCGTTCCCATGATCGGGACGCCGTGAACGTTGAACGTGCCGTCGCTGTTGCGCGTGGCGCGATAACGGACACCGGGGCGGTTGGCGGTTGCGGTCGTCACGCGGGAAAGTAGACGCGCAGACGATTGATCGTGAAAGGGGCTCGATGTAGACTGTTCGCATAGCGATTACGGAGGTCAAAGCAAGCATGGCGCGTATAGAAAGCATCCCGGACGACTTGGTTCCGCCGAAGCGGGCGGCGTTCCTCGCGAGGTGTTCGCGGGACACGCTGATCCGATGGGCTGCGGCGGGGAAGATCGCGGAGTACCGCCGCGCCGACGACGAGACGCGCGGGCGTTGGTACTCGGCGGCGGAGTGTGCGCGGCTTGCGCCAAGGAGGGCACGGTGACAACCGAGCGACTGACGTTCGAGGTGGACATCGTGCGCGGCGGAGACGCCCGCGTGGTCAGCGTGAACGGCGAAGCCATGCCGGAGTTCCTCCCGCTTGTTTCGGACGTGTATGCGAGGCCGTGCGATGTCGTCCGAGCGATCATCGTACAAGGCAAAAAGCCTCGTGGAAAATACGTGTATCCCGCGTGCCTGATGCTGTGTTTCGATCAAACGAAGGTTCCGATAAAGACCTTCCAGTTGAGCTACGCTCACGCCCCATACTTCGCCGCGTGGCTCGACCGCTTGGGAATTCCGTGGACCGACGATCTGCGGAAGGCGCACGAGGCGGCGACGAAGAAGGGCGGGGAGTCGTGAGCGAGGCGTGTTTCGTCGCTCGCGGCGGGAACGTCTTCCTCATTCCGACCGAGTCGAAGGGGGCGTTCGTCTTCCCGACAGAACTCGGCGCGGACGACATCCTCCGGCGCATGGGGGAAAATGCGGCGATAGCGTGGGACGAACACGTCCTCTCCCGTGGCTGGCGTCGCCCGATCCCCGAAATCCGCGCACGCGCCGCCACCTCGCGCTATTGGGCGCAGCGGCTCCGATGGCTGCGGAAGAGGGGGCGGGCGTGAGCGCCGAAGTCTACGTCGTCTCCATCCTCGTCTGCCTCGCCGCCGGGTTTTCGGTCGGGTGGTGGGCGCGGGGGACGCGATGAGCGTCTTCATCCGGCTCACGTCGTCCGAAATGTCGATGACGTTTGCGCTCGCCCGAAAGCGCGGTCAGAACAAGCGAGACAACGGCGTACAGTCCAAGATCAAGTCCACGTCGCGCGACGACGAGACGATCGACCGCGTCGGAATGCGGGCGGAGGTCGCCGTCGCCAACTACCTCGGCGTGTCGCCCGATTGGAAGCTGCTCGCCGGATCGGACGGGGGACAGGACTTACGCCTGCCGGACGGGCGCACGGTTCAGGTGAAGTGCCGCGATCCGATCGGCTCCGGGCCCGACTTCGCGCTCATGTCGGACGATCCCGCCGACTTCAACACGGATCTCGGCGTCCTCGTGTACGAGACGCGGAACGACGACTGGTTCGAGATCATCGGGACGATCACGCGGGCGCGGTTCCTTGAACTGGCGAAGCCCGTCCCGTTCGGGGCGCTTGGGCGGCGGGCGATCGTCACGCCGGAGCAGATGGACCCGGTCAGCTGAACGAGCCAAGCAGCGCGACGCGGTCGGGCCTGCCCTCGCCAAAGCCTGGATCGGGACGCGCGTTGATCCCGAAGCCCGGCGGGAGGACGGACATCATCTTGCCGTCGCGGATCAATCCCTGGC